CAATAGCCCCAAAAACAACAACCACAACAACGAACAACGACAGGAATAAAAACTAGCAACAACGCACAACAACAGGAAAAAATAAGCGTATCTGCTGGTTCGTGTTTCTAATAGAAACAGACATAAAAAAAACCCCCGACTTTTGGTCGAGGGTTTTTTCTAGTGTTTATTGTGCTTGGTTTTTTAGTTGTAACTCAATCGTGGCGCGTAATTCTTGCAATTCTGCGCTTGAAAATTGAGGTTCTAAAATAGCGTTCTTAATGGTTTCTAAATCTAGTTTCTTAGATTTAGGTTCCTTAGAAACGGCTAACAGGTTTTTCCAGTCCTCAATAGTTTCTACAGTTTCTAAATGACTTTTACCTAAATTGTTTTTAGACAATTCGTTAAGAGTTTTAACTGCTAGTTTTTCGCTGGTTTTAGTAATGCCTACTCTTGCAAGAGTGGCACCTATCCAATCGAAACGACTAATAGTTGTTTTAGAAACCCCACTATCTTGAGTAAGTTTTCCGTTACTAGTAATTCCTTGAGCAATACCAGAATTAACCATTAAAGAAACCTTAGGCAGGTTACCTGTCACACTTTTCTGAACTTTTCTAAAACCTAAATTAAGTTCCTTAATTTGAGTTTTTAGTGCGTTCTTTTCTGCATTAAGTTTCTGTTCATTTTCCTGAACTAGTTTTAATGCGTTCACGATTTTCTCGTGGGTTAGTGTGTTTTCTGTATTCATTATTTTCACCTTTCGAGTGAGTTAATGAATGACCTTTTGGTCATTCTTAGAAACTGTTTCTAATAGAAACAATTCCTAAGAACGGCACAATAAACGCTATTGAGTTTTCTTTCATTGAGTCCTGTTTCACGATTAAAGCGAGCGAGGCGCTAAGCCCATTCTCATTCAATAATGGTGTGACTAATACGAGTGTAGCACCTAGTCCAGTAGGCATTCAATAGAGGGGTCATTCTGCCCTAATGCCCCCACTAATCAATCAATTGAAAGCGCGTAATTCTTTAATCTGTTTCTAATAGAAACTTAAATAAGTTTTCATTAATCAATAACTTAATTCTGTTTCTAATAGAAACAATAAACCCTAATGAAACTAAATAAACTAATTAAACTAATGCGCCGATATTAATAACAGGATAGACAACCATTACTAATAAGTTAGTTGTAGTTGTTTGATTAATTAATAGGTAATGCCTAGTCCTAGTAGGTAAATAAACAGACCCCAGAGTGTTAAATACAACAAATACCACTGCCCTGTTCCTCTGTTTTGTAACTTTTGGTGGTTGTTTGGACCCTGTCTGACCTGGGACAATAGACTTTTTTGGGTTTATTGTGTTACCTTTTTGCTTGGTAACAGGTTAGATATAGTGTAAGGGTTTTTATTATTATTGCTTTCGCCTAACGCCCCTGGCGAAAGGGGTAGTGTTTAATGGAAATCGCTTGTTGCGATTTCCTTATATAATATAATATTGGTGGTTTATAATATGTCGGCTAAGGCTGGGGATGCGCACCATACTAGGGAACTGAGTGCCCAAAGGAAGGATGATTTCCTTAAGGCTTTGGGGTCTGGGATGACGGTGGCTGATGCTTCTAGGGTGGCTGGGGTTAAGCCTGACACGGTGAAGTATTGGACTAAGACTGATAAAAAATTTCGCGAACTTTTGGATGATGCTCGTATCTCTAGGGATGAGGTTAGGGCTGGTAAGAAGTCGTCTGATAAGTTTGATATAGACTTTAAAGAGTTTTCTGAGCAGTATTTGGATATGAAGGTTTTTCCCCATCAAGAGAATTTTATTTCTTTGTTGGAAAAAGGGGAACCTGCCTGGTTGCACGATTCTATGGTGTATGAGGCTGCGTCTCGTAATAGGGTTTTGATTAATATTCCCCCTGAGCACGCCAAGTCCACAACTGTGACAATTAACTATTCGACTTATAGGATTGCGCTTAACCCTAACGTTCGTATTATCATTGTGTCTAAGACTTTGTATAAGGCACGCGAATTTGTGTACGCTATTAAGCAACGCTTGTCCCATCCTCGTTGGCAGAAACTGCAAGCAATGTATGGTCCTGAAGGTGGTTGGCAGGAAGACGCTGATACTTGGCGCACTGACACAGTTTATCTTGGTGCTGAGGCTAGGGATTCCTCTGAGAAAGACCCAACAATTCAAGCCCTTGGTATGGGTGGACAAATTTATGGTGCACGCGCCGACCTCATCATTCTTGATGATGTTATTACTGGTGCTAACGCACACGAACACGAAAAACAAATCAAATGGTTGCAACAAGAAGTTATCACACGTCTTGGTAAAAACGGTAAACTACTTATAGTAGGAACACGTATTGCATCAAATGATTTATACCGCGAACTTCGCAATCCAGAACATTGGTCTGGGGGCAAAACCCCTTTCACCTATTTGGCTATGCCAGCAGTTTTGGAAATTGCGGACAACTGTGACGACTGGGTGACGCTCTGGTCTAGAAGTGACCGTCCTTGGGACGGTGACGAAGACACCACACCTGATTCTGATGGACTCTATCCAAAGTGGGATGGTCTTGCACTTCACCAACGGCGCTCAGAAGTCACACCCTCTACTTGGGCTATGGTATACCAACAACAAGATGTTGAAGAAGATTCCATATTTCCACCTTTGTGTGTTCAAAGTTCCGTGAACGGTATGCGTAAAGTTGGTCCTATACGTTTAGGTTCACCTGGTCATCCTGATGATGGAACGTTTCGTATTGTTATGGGCATTGACCCTGCAATGTCTGGTGCAACAGCAGCAACCGTTGTGGCTGTGAATGTTGAAACCAAACAAAGATACATACTTGACGCAATGAATATGACCGAACCTACGCCAGAAAAAATTAGGCGACTAATTGAAGACTGGGTTTTAAAATATCAACCAAACGTTGTAGTTGTGGAGAAGAATGCGTTTCAGTTATTCCTTACGAAAGACGAAGCGATACGTGATTTTCTTGCTTCTCGTGGAATCGTATTTCGTGAGCACTTCACTGGTAACAACAAATGGGACGTCAATTTTGGCATTGCATCGATGGCTCCGCTTTTTGGAACAACTAACGAAGACAAATTCGTTAGAAACTCCAACCTCATAAATTTACCTTCCACTACCAATAGTGAAGGTGTTAAGGCTTTAATAAACCAACTCATTGTCTGGAAACCAGATATGAGAAAAGGTCAACCATTTGATATGGTTATGGCTTTATGGTTCTGTGAAATAGTTATAAGGGAATGGGTTGAACGTTCAGGTTCCACCACAAACTATATGACCTCACGTTGGGCTAGCAGAAAACAATTAGCAAACAGATTCATTGTTGACCTTGATGAAGCGTTTGCTGAACAACAATCAGAAATGTTTTACCACTAAGGAGCAATAATGCCAAAAGACAATAAAAAGAAATCAATGGGTACCTCAAGAGGATACAGCCGTAAAGGTGGTTCTGCTGATGTACAAAAGTCAATTACCGCTAATTCTAAAAAATTTAAAGCAATGACCCCTGCACAAAAAAAATCATACATTGCTAAGCAAGCAAAGGCTATTGGTAAAACAACAGCACAAGTTGCTTCAATGGTTGGTGGCGCAGGACTAGCACGCAAAGGCGGAGTTGTTGCTGCTCGTAAACTTGTGCCTGCAAAAAAAATGAAACTTGACCAAACCCTTAACAAAATGGGTAAGGCTTTAAGTAATTCTAAAGCACCTGCAAGAACAACTCGTGCAAGTCAACCAACATCACAATTAGAAAGAAACATTGGTAGAACTTCAGCATTAAGAAGAAAGTTTCCAGAGAAGTATAATCCATCAAAAAAAAAGTAATGAGAAATACTTCAACAATTAAAGAAAGTCTTGCTAGGGCTGAACAAGGTAGAAGTAAATATGGTCCTAATAAAGATGTGGTTAATCTTGAATACAAAAGAAATCAAAAAAGATTTAGAGGTAAGTAGTGTCAATTAACATAACAAAAATTGCAGCCAAGGTTGAGGCATTAAAACGCCGTAACCAAAGCCGTGATGCACGAATGGCTGACGTTCTTGAAGTACGCAGGGGCAACCTTGTAAACGTGTTTCCAGAAATGTTCCCTGAAGGTGCAACTAAGGCTATGGTTGCCAACTTTGTTGACGTAGCAGCAAGAGACGTTTCCGAAGTACTAGCACCATTACCTTCATTTAACTGCTCAGCAACTATTAACTCAGACCGTGCTAAAAAGTTTGCTGACACAAAAACATTAATTGCAAACAACTACATACAAATAGCACGTTTACAAACACAAATGTACCAAGGTGCAGACTGGTACGGAACCTACGGTTTTCTACCAATAGTTGTTGAAGCAGACACAGAAACAAACCTTCCACGTATACGTGTAGAAAACCCTCTCGGTTCATACCCAGAGTTTGACAGATACAACCGTGTCGTATCATTCACTAAAAGATACATTAAAACAATTGCTGAACTTATTGTAGAGTTTCCAGAGTTTGAAAGAGAAATCCTCAACGGATACAAAATAGACGAAGTTGACCTTTATTCCGAACTTGAAATGGTTCGTTATGAAGATAAAGATATTATTCTTCTATATCTTCCTACCAGAGGTAACCTAGTTTTAACCAGCACCCCTAACCCAATGGGTCAAGTGATGGTACGTGTAGCAATGCGCCCAGGAATTGACAGCGAACCACGCGGACAATTCGATGATGTACTATGGGTACAAATAGCACGCGCAAGATTTGCACAGTTAGCAATGGACGCTGCAGAGAAATCTATCAAC